AAGTATTGAAGTAGTTCAAAAGAAAAATGAATACTATATCTACAATGACAAAGGAATGTTTAGTGGTGGATATGGTGCTGGTGCAAATGAAGGATTAAAGATTTCACCAGACAGTATTACCTATGTGCCTTCTGGAGTTATTGACCAGAACAAAGGTAATGTATTATCTTATTTACACAAAGCAATCAAACCTGTTAATCAGTTAAGAATGATAGAAGACGCATTAGTTATCTATCGTATCTCAAGAGCTCCAGAAAGAAGAATATTCTACATTGATGTTGGTAATCTACCAAAAATTAAAGCAGAACAATATCTGAAAGATGTTATGAATCGTTATCGTAACAAACTGGTATATGATGCATCTACTGGTGAAATCAGAGATGACCGAAACCATATGTCAATGTTAGAAGATTTCTGGTTACCGAGAAGAGAAGGTGGTAGAGGAACAGAGATTACTACTTTGCCTGGCGGTTCTAATCTTGGTGAGATTGATGATATAACTTATTTCCAAAGAAAACTATACAGGTCTTTGAATGTTCCTATCTCAAGATTAGAAGCTGAACAAAACTTTTCACTTGGTAGGTCAACAGAGATTACAAGAGATGAACTTAAGTTTACAAAGTTTGTACAGAGAATAAGAAAGAAATTTACACCATTACTTACTGATATGTTAAAAACACAATTAGTATTAAAAGGTGTGATGACAATAGATGAGTTTCATAATATAAAAGAACTTATACAGTTTGACTTCTTACAGGACGGACACTTTACTGAACTAAAAGAAGCAGAACTAATGGAAAACAAATTGCAGACACTTCAATCCATAGAGTCATATGTTGGTACATTCTTTAGTAAGAAGTGGGTACAGAACAATGTACTTAGACTTACTGATACAGAGATTGAAGATATGCAAAATCAAATGAACAAAGAAGCTGGACTTGACCCAGAAGATGGTGGAGTTGATGTTCCAGATAATACAGACGGTATCACAAGATATCCATCTATGGACGGAGCACCCATACCACCAGATGATATAGATGATGGAAGTCCTAAAGATGATAAAGAAGGAGATGATAAATGAGTAGTAAAGATTTCGTAAGTGCATTAGCAAAAGGTAGTAACCTAGATGCAGAAGATGCTTTTAAAAGTGCAATTGGTACAAAGGTTACTGGTGCATTAGAAACAAAAAGACAAGAACTTGCAAAGGGATTTGCAAACAACCATATACCAGAACCAGAAGATGACAAAACAGTTTAACAACTTTTATTCTTCATTTATGGAGAAGGACGAACATAAGAAATCTAAGGAGTACAAGAAATTGAATCCTAAGATGCGTAAGGCTGTAGATGATATTTTTAAAAAAATGGATTCTAAACCTTCAGATTTCCTAAATAGTTTTGAAAAAACAATAAAAGATGTAGCAAAAAAGTACAGAGTATCCGATAAAGACTTACTTAAGTATTTTGAACGAGAAATGTTAACGATAGGATAAAAAGATGATTTTAAAAGGTTCACAAAGTGCTGTAACATCAGCAACCACACTAGGAAGAGCAACAAGAATTAGAGTTAATGCTACCAATGCTGGAACAATTACTATAGCTGCACCTGTAGGAACTTTTAATGCACAGTCTGCTGTTGATGGTGCAGCTATTACACTTAGTAGTCATGGTTTTGTTACTGGTGACGAGGTTACATATTCAGATGGTGGTGGAACTAAAATTGCAGAGTTAGTGGACGGTTCAACTTATTTTGTAATCAAGGTAGATGCAAATACAGTTAATCTTTCAGAAAAATCAGAAGGAAGTGCAATTACTTTATCTGATGGCCCATCAGAAAATCACACTATTACTGCAACAAATACTCATGCTGGAACAGTGGTTATGGTTCAAGACCAAGTTATCATACTTGACAAAAGAGCAAGTGATACAATTGCGTGTAGTGCTGCTATGAGTTGTACATCAATCGGTACTCAACCTTAAGGAAATTTAACATGAATACTATAAAACTTATATCAGAAGAAATCAATGATGTAGAATATATCACTGAACAAAAAGAAGGTGGTAAGAAAGATTATAAGATTAAAGGTATCTTCATGCAAGCTGACATTAAGAACAGAAATGGTAGAGTATATCCTATGGAAGTTCTTGAAAAAGAAGTAAACAGATACGACAAAGAACATATTAAAGAGAAACGTGCTTTCGGTGAACTTGGACACCCAGAAGGCCCAACTATAAATCTTGAGAGAGCATCTCATATGATTACATCTTTACAACCAGACGGAAAGAACTTTATTGGTGAAGCAAAGATATTATCAACCCCTATGGGTGAGATTGTTAAGAACCTAATGGACGAAGGTGCGAAGTTAGGTGTATCATCAAGAGGTATGGGTAGTTTAAATCAGAAGAACGGTGCGAACTACGTTAGAAACGATTTTTACCTTGCAACTGCAGCTGATATAGTTGCAGACCCATCTGCTCCAAATGCTTTCGTAGAAGGTATTATGGAAGGAAAAGACTGGGTTTGGAATAACGGAACACTTGTAGAAGCAGAGTTGGTGAGAATGAAAGATAGAATTGAACGAAGAACTAAAAGTAGACACGCAAAAGAAGATGCGTTAGAGTTTGCTAAGTTCCTCAAATTGTTATAATTTATAAATATATTATACTAAAAGACCAATTAAAAGGAGAGCCCCATGGCTAACGAAATAGATAAAACAATCGAAGAGTTGGAAGCGGAAGTGATTGCAGAATTGGAAGAAGGCAATGGCGCTGACGCTCCGAAAAAAGGTGCAACTGCTGCTGAACCAATGAAGAAAAAACCAACTGATGGTGCAACTGGTGAAGAAGAAATCGGTGGAAGTACCCCAGACAAAGTAGACCCACCTAAAGGTCAAGATGCAGCTGGAAAAGAAGTTTCTGGTGATGCACAACAAAAAGGTGAAGGTAAACCAGACAAAATGCCAAAAGCAAAAGAAGCAGGTAAAAATGCACCTCTTGCTGCTGGTCACGTTCCAGAGGGAGAAGAAGAAATCTCTGAGATGGGACATGAAGATGGTGAGAAAAAAGAGTCACCAACATACGAAACTAAAGCACAAGCTCTTGAAGCAATGGCAGATATCGTTGCAAAAATGCAAAAGATGCCTGCTGGAAAGGTTAAAGACCTTGCAGCTACTTACAATGCTGAAATGATGAAACCTGCTGAAAAAGAAGAGTCTGCTGAAGATAAAGAAAAGTCAGAAGCTGTAGAGAAAAGAGTTAAGGATATCAATGTTAAAGAACACGTTGATGCTTTAATGAACGGCGAAGGTGACCTTTCAGAAGAATTTAAGAGAAAAGCTGCAACAGTATTTGAAGCTGCAGTGAAATCAAAAGTTCGTGAAGAAGTTGAGAGATTAGAAGAAGACTACAGAAATGACCTTGACGAAAACATGAACAAAACTCAAACAGAATTAACTGAGAAAGTGGATAACTATCTCAATTATGTCGTGGAAGAATGGACAAAGGAAAATGAACTTGCAATAGAACGTGGACTAAAAGGTGAAATTGCAGAAGACTTCATTTCTGGATTGAAACAACTCTTTGAAGACCACTATATTGATGTGCCAGACGAAAAATATGATGTCCTAGAGGCACAATCACAAAAGATTTCTGAACTAGAAGCAAAGTTAAACGAAGAAGTAGAGAAGAACATCGGCTTCAAGAATAACAATGCTAAGTTAGTTAGGGAACAGGTTATATCCCAGTGTACTGGTGATTTAACTGAAGTCGAAATTGAAAAGTTTAAGTCACTAACTGAAGATGTTGATTTTACTGACGAAGATTCTTTCAGAAGTAAACTTGACACACTTAAGGAAAGTTATTTCCCTAAGAACAAACCAGTTGTTACTGAAGCAACAGATGATGTAGAAACTGGCAACGCACAGGACATAGACACTTCTGGTTCAATGGCAGTCTATATGAAGGCTATTGGAAAAGGTGTTAAGAGTGCAAAGTAAATAAATAAGTAGAATAATAACAAGGAGAAACTAATGTTTCAAACAGAACATCTACAAGAGAAGTGGCAGCCAGTCCTTGAGCACCCAGATTTACCAAAAATCGAAGATGCTTACAAGCGTGCTGTTACTACAATCATATTAGAGAACCAAGAGAAATCTCTAAGAGAAGACAGAGGTTTTTTAGCAGAAACCAAACCAACTAACTCTTCATTCGGTGGAAACGCTGATATGGACAGCTGGGATCCGATTTTAATATCCTTAGTTAGACGTGCAATGCCAAATCTAATCGCATACGACATTTGTGGTGTGCAACCAATGACTGGCCCAACAGGTTTAATCTTTGCAATGAGAGCAAGATTTGCATCATCTGATGGTGCAGAAGCACTTGTTGACGAAGCAATGCCTGATATTTCTAACCAAAATGCTGCTGGAACAATCGGTGGTGGAGATGTTGGTGCAACAGAAACTAACCCTGCTGTACTTAACGACAGTCCATCTGCTGGAACTTATGTTTCTGCAACTGGTATGACTTCATTACAAGGTGAAGCAATAGGTGACAGTGGTGCGAACGCATTCTCTGAAATGGCATTCAGTATTGAGAAACATACTGTTACTGCTGTAACAAGAGCAATGAAAGCTGAGTACACAATGGAACTTGCACAAGACCTTAAAGCAATTCATGGTTTAGATGCTGAAACAGAACTTGCAAACATCTTATCTGCTGAAATACTTGCAGAGATTAACAGAGAAGTTGTAAGAAATGTTTATGTATCTGCTGTTAAAGGTGCAGCTACAAACACAACTACTGCTGGTATCTTCGATTTAGATACTGATTCAAACGGTAGATGGTCAGTTGAGAAATTCAAAGGACTAATGTTTGCAGTTGAAAGAGATGCAAACGCAATAGGACAACAAACAAGAAGAGGAAAAGGTAATATGATTATCTGTTCTGCTGATGTTGCTTCTGCGTTACAAATGGCTGGTGTATTAGATTACACACCTGCTTTACAAAACAATCTAAATGTAGACGACACAACAACAACTTTTGCTGGTGTGATGAACGGTAGATACAAAGTGTATGTAGACCCATACTCTGCTAACGTAGCTGCTTCACAATACTACATTGTAGGTTACAAAGGTACATCACCTTATGATGCTGGTATGTTCTACTGCCCATATGTTCCACTACAAATGGTGAGAGCAGTTGGTGAGAACAGTTTCCAACCAAAGATTGGTTTCAAAACTAGATACGGAATTGCTGCTAACCCATTCCACACAGGAACGGTTGCTGCTTCTGGTGACGGTGCGATTTCAATCTCAGGAAATACCAACAAGTATTACAGAAGAGTTAAAGTTACAAACTTAATGTAATCCAAATTGTTACCGACTTAGAAGGGGACGCAAGTCCCCTTTTTTGTTTCTACCTAAATATAAATAATAGTGAAAAGGAAAAACAATGGTAGCAGTATCAAGACAACCGACTAAACTGGACTACGCAAGTCCTACTCAATTTAAGTTTACAATCAACCAACTTCCAAAGGTTGAATTTTTTACGGTGTCTGCAAACATTCCAGACATAACACTTTCAGATGTTGTAATCCCTACACCATTTAAGCCTATACCTATTCTGGGTCAAAATTTAACTTATGGTAATCTATCTCTCACATTTATTGTAGATGAGTTTTTAGAAAACTATAGAGAACTACACGAATGGTTAATAGGAATTGGCTTTCCTAAAAGTAGAAAACAGTTTACAGAATTTCGTTCTAATACATCAAACACAGGTAGTGCAACTGCAACACCTAAAGTAGATATGGGTGCAGTAGGAAAAACTGTTGCAGATGCATCTATGTTTTCTGATGCAACACTAACTGTTCTTTCAAACAAAAATAACCCAATCGTTGAAGCTCGTTTTAAAGATATGTATCCAGTATCATTAGGTGCGTTAGAGTTTAATCAACAATCTACTGATGTTGAATACATGACTGTTCAAGCAGACTTCACATATCAAATATACGAAATCCATGCACTATAAATAATACAAAGGATATATTATGACACTTGAAGAATTGAAGATGGAAGTTTATCTTTCATTGAAAGTAAATGATGAAAGACTTGATACAGAAGCACTCAAGAACCAAGAACTCTACGCAAAATACTTAGACCACAAATCACGATTTGAATTACTCTTACACAAAGCAAAGGGTGATTATAAAAAGATGTATCGTGAGAAGTGGGAATATTATGGTGGTAAAGCTGATGCAAAAGTTTATGTTACTAAACCATTTGACCTTAAAGTATTAAAGAGTGACCTAAGTGTTTACATAGAATCAGATGATGATATTATACAATGTGAACATAAAGTAGCATACCTTGAAACAGTTGTCAAGTATATTGAAGGTGTTTTGAGGTCAATCAACAGTCGTGGTTGGGATATTAAAAACGCAATCGACTGGAAAAAATTTGAAGCAGGAATGATGTAATGAAAGAATGGATTGGATACTATGAAAATATATTAACAAATGAGTTATCAGAAAATATTGCATTAAGTTCTAAGGGTTGGAAACAATCTACCTATTCTAGTCATAAAGGAGAAAATCCTATAGAAAAGAGCTTACAAAGAGTTGTAATGAACGAATCATATATTACAGAAAATATGACACACTATGCTGATTTACTTAATGCATCTAAAAATGTAATAGAGTTATATCTCAAAAAACACCGATATATGAAATACTTTGCACCAAACAAATGCACTCATTTTAGAGTAAACAAATATGAAGAAGGTGGATTTATGTCCGAACACGCAGATAATATTCATCATAGTCACCATCAACAATATGGTTATCCATTAGCATCACTTTTGTTTTTTCTCAATGATGGATACGAAGGTGGTGAACTTATTATTTCAGATATAACGTATAAACCTAAAAAGAACTCTGCAATTATATTCCCATCAAACTTTTTGTTTCCTCATAGTGTAAACAAAATTATAAAAGGTACAAGGTATAGTATAATAACATGGCTAATGTAAAAAAACACATTGATATTTTTGCTACAACTATCAGTGAATTTGAATATGTAGCAGATGAAGATTTAAAAAAAGAAATACTTAATAGTGAATTTGAACAAATAAAAAAATCACACACAAGTACATCAAATGATATTAATTTACAAAATAAAAACCAATATAAAGGATTTGTTACAAAAATAATTGACACTGCAAAAGAAATGTGTGATTTTTATGGATATGAATATGATGAATTAGAAATAACTAATATGTGGATTAACATATCACAAAAAAATGATACTCATATGCCTCATAATCATTCTAATAATATTTTTTCTGGAGTTTGGTATCCGTTTAAAAATAAAATAACACCTATATTTTTTTATGACCCAAGAAATGTAGCATCTTTTTGGCAACCTAGAAGAAAAAAATTTAATGTAATCAATTCAAATATGATAAGCTATGAAAATAAACAACATTTAGGTTTGATGTTTCCATCTTGGTTATATCATAGTGTTCCTCCCTCAGATGAAACAAGAATAAGTTTATCTTGGAATATAATGATTAGAGGTAAATACGGTGAACCAAACAGTTTACAAAATGCAAGTATCTAAAGTAAACGAGGTTCATCTTAAGGTAGAAACAGAACCAAGTATCGCAAGAGAACTTGCAGATTACTTTACCTTTGAAGTACCAGGCCATAAGTTTATGCCTGCATATCGTAATAAGATATGGGACGGAAAGATAAGATTATTCTCTACTGCGACTGGTAGAATATATGTTGGACTATTAGGATATCTTAAAAAGTTCTGTGATAGAAATGACATACAAATAAATATAGATGAAGGAGTTGAAGATGTTAAAGAAATTGGTAGAAAAGTTGTGGAGGGATTTGTTAAATCTCTTAAACCCAAATCCAAAGGTAAATCCATTAAGTTGCGTGATTACCAAATTGATGCTATCGAGTATGCTCTTAAGTCACATAGGGCTTTACTTGTTTCTCCTACTGCTTCAGGCAAATCGTTAATTATATATTCTTTAGTTCGTTACTATAAGATGATGGAGCTAAAAACTTTGATATTAGTTCCCACCACTTCTTTAGTAGAACAGATGTATTCTGACTTTGAAGATTATGGGTGGAGTTCTGGAACATACTGTCAAAAGATTTATCAAGGACACGAAAAGAAAGTTGAGAAAGATGTAGTGATATCCACTTGGCAATCTATTTACAAGATGCCTAAGAAATACTTTGAACAGTTTGGGTGCGTAATCGGTGATGAAGCTCATTTGTTTAAATCTAAATCACTTACAAATATTATGACAAAATTACATTTATGTAAATACAGATTTGGATTGACAGGAACATTAGATGGAACACAAACACATAGATTAGTTCTAGAAGGTTTGTTTGGTGAAGTAGAAAAGGTTGTTACAACAAAAGAACTTATAGATAACAAAACACTTGCAAATCTAAACATAGAATGTATTGTATTAAAACACAAAGAAGAAGATTGCAAACTAGTAAAGGATTATACATATGCAGAAGAAATCAATCATTTGGTATTACAGCCTACTCGGAATAATTTTATTAGCCGTCTTTGCAATTCATTAAATGGTAATACACTTTGTCTATACCAACTAGTAGAGAAACATGGTAATAAACTTTTTGAATTAATGAAAGACTTTGATAGAAAAGTATTCTTTATACATGGTGGTACAGATGCTAAAACTAGAAACGATATAAGAGGAATAGTAGAAAAAGAAAATAATGCAATCATTATCGCAAGTTATGGTACGTTTAGTACTGGTATTAATATTAGGAACATTAACAATGTCGTGTTCAGTTCACCTTCAAAGAGTAGAATTAGAGTTCTCCAATCAATCGGTAGGGGACTCCGTACAAGTGCAACTAAAGATTCCATTAGGTTGTTTGACTTGTCAGACGACTTATCGTATAAAAGTAAGATGAACTTTACTTTAAACCACTTTAACGAAAGACTAAATATCTATAATGAAGAACAATTCAACTATAAAATTGATAGGATTAAGCTATGAGTAGTTATCAAATAATCAAATTGAAGAATGGAGAAGACTTAATTTGTAATGTTTTAGATAATGAAAATGGTAGACTAAAAGTTTCATCACCATTAAAGATGGAAACTGTCAATCGTTTATCTAAAAAAGGATTAACTGAGTCTTTGGCTCTAACAAGATGGATACAACCGTATTCTGATGAAGAACATTACTTTATAGAATCTAACTCAATAATTATAATGACACCAGCATCAGTTGGTATGACACGATATTATCAATATGTATTAAAGAGTTATGATGGATTGGTATTGAAAAGTGCTAAAGAAGAAACCATAGAGAAAATAAGAAGTGAGAAACAAAAAAGTAGTAAGTTAGAAGTAGATGACGATATACCAGAATCAGAACTAAATGAATATCTTTACACTGATAAGAAGACAATCCATTAGTATATATTCCACCCTACCTCAATGCTTAGTTTAACCATGTTTTGTTAATCTGTCAAGTAAAAAAAATAATAAAATAATATTTGACAAGTATGCAGTTTTCTAGTATTATAGTATTAATTGCGAAAGGTAAATAAATGGCAAAAAGAAAAAGTACAGCTGCACACTATGTAGATAACAAAGTATTTCTACAGGCTATGAAGGAATGGAAAGATAAGTGTGAAGAGGCAGAACAGACAGGTGAAGAAAAACCAAGAGTATCAAATTACATAGGTGAATGTTTTTTAAAGATTGCAAATGGTCTTTCTCATAAACCTAACTTTATGAACTATACATTTAAAGATGATATGGTTTCTGATGGTATAGAAAATTGTCTACAGTATATACACAACTTTAATCCAGAGAAATCAAAGAACCCATTTGCTTATTTTACACAAATAATATACTATGCGTTTATACGAAGAATACAAAGAGAAAAGAAACAAACTCATGTGAAACATAGATTGATTGAGAAAGTAGATTACAGAGCCTTTGTAACTATGGAAGGAGATGAAAATTCTTATAGTGTTAGTGGTTTTGACCCAACGATTATGTTACCAGATGAAGCAGTATATAAACCAAAGAAGAAAGTCAAAGTAGACAAACCTTCTGGACTAGAAAATTTTATGGAAGAAAAGAGTGAAGATAGCGATAATAACTGATACACACTTCGGTGCAAGAAACGATAGTGTACAGTATGATGAATATTTCTACCAGTTTTATGAGGGACAGTTTTTTCCTTATCTACAGAAACATAATATTAAAACTGTTATACATCTAGGAGATGTATTAGACAGACGTAAGTTTGTGTCCTATCGTATTGCAAAGAACTTTAGAGAAAGATTTATATTACCATTTCAAGCTCTAGATATAGAACTACACGCATTGGTTGGTAATCACGATATCTTTTACAAGAATACAAATGATGTAAATTCATTACAAGAACTGATTAACGATAGATATAAAAAGATACACTTATATCCAGAAGCACAAGAAGTAACCTTTGATGGATTACCTATACTGTTTATGCCTTGGATTAATAGTCAGAACTATATCTATTCAATGGGTATGATAGATGAAACTAAGGCTCAGATATGTATGGGTCATTTAGATATTAATGGTTTCAAGATGAACAAAACTGCAATTGTATCTGAACATGGATATGATAAAACTACATTTAGAAAGTTTGATACAGTGATGAGTGGACACTTTCATCACAAGTCAGATGATGGACAGATATTTTATCTGGGAACACCTTACGAAATATATTGGAATGATTATGATGACCCAAAAGGTTTTCATATATTTGATACTGAAACAAGACAGCTTGAGAGGGTAATAAATCCCTTGACAATCTTTGATAAAATATACTATGATGATACTACAACAAATTATGAAAATGTAAATGTTGAACAATACAAAAACAAATTCATTAAAGTTGTGGTTGTAAACAAAAAAGACTTATATCAGTTTGATAGATTTATTGATAAGTTATTAAAAGTTGATACACATGAAGTGAAGATTATAGAAGACTTTACCGATTTAGATGCGAATAGTGTTTCTGATGATATTGTTGAAAATTCAGAAGATACTATTACATTATTAAATAAGTATGTGGACGAGTTACCAGTTGACTTAAATAAAAATAGATTGAAGAACGAAGTAAGAACTTTATATACGGAAGCTCAAGACTTAGATATATGATAATATTCAAATCGGTGAAGTGGAAGAACTTGCTTTCGACAGGTAATTCTTTTACTACAATTTTTTTAGATAAACAACCTACAACTTTGATTGTGGGTGATAATGGTTCTGGTAAATCTACCATACTAGATGCATTGACCTTTGTGTTATTCAATAAACCATTTCGTATTGTTAAGAAAGCACAACTCGTAAACTCTGTAAACAATTCAGAAACAGTCGTAGAAGTAAACTTTGAGATTGGTACAAGAAAGTATCGTGTGATGCGTGGTATCAAACCTAACAAGTTTGAAATCTATTGTAATGATAAGATGGTAAACCAAGATGCAAGCTCTAGAGATTATCAGAAGTACCTAGAACAAAATATCCTTAAATTAAACTATCGAAGTTTTACACAAGTAGTGATACTTGGTAATGCATCATTCATTCCATTTATGCAGTTGAAGTCTGTACACAGAA